CCCCCCACTGTTACAGTAATAGATGTAGTGTCCCACCACAACCCACGGGACACAAAAACTTACCTAATAGGAGGTAACAACATGCCACAAAACGGAGGCGGTAAAGGCTGGGTAACAGACCCAGATACCGGCCAGTTGCGTATGCCTGATGATTGGGCGAGGTATCTGGATTGGTTGTTGGATGAGTCTCGTGTGCCTGCTACGTCGGTGGCGTGGGCTGAGGAGAACGGCTACAACGATCGTACGGTGCGTCGGTGGAAGGCTGATCCTCGGTTTATCCGTGAGTGGGACCGTAGGGCGGCTGAGCTAAACGTCCACCCTGAGCGGACTCAGGGCGTTGTGGATGCGTTGCATCGTGCGGCAGTTGCGGGCGACGTAAAGGCTGCGTCTTTGTATTTGCAGTACATTGAGAAGTTTACGCCGAAGCGTCGTTTGGTTGTGGATGATGACCGTGATGTGGTTGGATTGTCGGATGCGGAGTTGTCTGCTGAGTTGGCGCAGTTGATGGAGGGTTTGGATGCGAGTTGATCCGAAGACGTTGATGGAGCTTCATGAGAACGGCGAGTTGCTGGGTGAGCGGGGCGCTATGGATATTGATTGGGGTGATGACGCTGATGAGGTGATTGAGGCGTCGTGTGATTTGGAGAACCCTGAGTCTTGTGAGTCGTGCCAATGAGTAAGTCTCGTGTGAATGAGTCAGGTAATTACACGAAGCCTGGTATGCGTAAGCGTTTGTTTGAACGGATTAAGGCTGGCGGTAAGGGCGGTAAGCCTGGTCAGTGGTCTGCTCGGAAGGCGCAGATGCTTGCGAAGGAGTACAAGGCTTCTGGCGGGGGATACAAGAACTGATGGCTAAGACTAGGACTCAGAAGTCGTTGGATAAGTGGACGAAGCAGGAGTGGACGACTGCTTCGGGTAAGCCGTCTACGCAGGGGCCGAAGGCTACTGGTGAGGTGTATGCCCCGAAGAAGAAGATTGCGGCGTTGAAGTCGACGGCTAAGGGTAAGAAGAAGTTGGCTGCTGCGAATCAGGCAAAGCGTAAGGCTACTGCTGCTGGCAAGCAGCATGCGTCTCATGGTTTGCATAAGAAGAAGGCTGCTAAGAAAAAGAAGAAGGCAGTCGGAAAGAAGAAGTAATGGCTAAGAAACCAGATCCGAGGTTGAAGCGTGTGGGGGTATCGGGTTACAACAAACCCAAGCGGACACCGAATCATCCAACGAAATCGCATGTCGTCGTGGCTAAGGGCAAGGGGTGTGAGAATGGCAAGGTCATTCGATTCGGCCAGCAGGGCGTGTCTGGTGCGGGCAAGAAACCGAAGACGGCTGCTGAGAAAGCGCGCCGTAAGTCATTCAAGGCTCGCCATGCGAAGAACATTGCGAAAGGTCCGTGTTCTGCTGCGTACTGGGCGAACAAGGTAAAGTGGTAATGGCTTCTCCGAAAGCACCGAATCCTCGCAAGTCTGCGAAGAACTATCATCAGAATCCTGTGTCGTACAAGAAGAAGTTGGAGTACGACAAGCGGTACAACGCTCGTGAGGACCGCAAGGCGTACCGTCGGGATCATGGTCGTGCCCGTTACAAAGCTAAGAAGATGGGTCTGGCGGTGACTGGGCGTGATATGTCGCGCAATAGCGATGGTTCGTACAGCGTAGAAGACTCGTCTACGAACCGTGCCCGCAATGGGCACGGCAACAACCGCAGGTACAAGTAGTGGCGTATTCGTTTTCTGAGCTGAAACGTGAGGCTGAGTGGCGTCGGTGCGTTAAGGACGAGCAGTATTTCTTAGAGACGTACTGGCATATTGCTCATCCTGCGAAGGGCCGTGTGCTGTTTGAGTTGCGTGATGCTCAGAAGTTCGCTCTCAAAGAGTGGAAGAACGAACGGTACAGTCTGACGTTGAAAGCCCGCCAGATCGGATGGTCTACGCTGGTTGCGGCACATCAGTTCTGGCTAGCGTACTTCCATTCGGATCAGAACATCATTGATTTGTCTCGTACAGAGCGTGAATCGGTGTTGTTGCTGAAGAAAACGAAGTATGGGCAGAAGCATTTGCCTGACTGGATGTTGGAGCGGGGGCCTCGCTCGCTGGTTGAGCACCAGCAGCGCATGGCTTTTGATAATGGTTCTCAGATTACGTCGATGCCGTCGGCGTCTGACCCTGCCCGTGGTGAGTCTGCGTCGCTTATTGTGGTAGATGAGTGGGCGTTCTTGCCGAATCCTGAGGATGCGTGGGCGTCGATTGAGCCTGTGGCCGATATTGGTGGCCGAATCATTGGTTTGTCGACCGCTAACGGGTCAGGTAACTTCTATCATCAGCTTTGGGTGGGTGCGACGGCTGGCACAAACAAGTTTGCGCCTATGTTTTTTCCGTGGTCTGCGACTGAGGACCGTGGAGATGCGTGGTATCAGGACAAACGTGAGTCAATGTTGCCGTGGCAGTTGGCTCAGGAGTACCCGTCAACGCCTGAAGAGGCGTTTGTAAAGTCAGGTAACCCTGTTTTTGACTTGGATGTGCTAGACCAGTTGGAAACGCAGGTGCGGTACGGCGACAAGGGCGATATGTGGCGCCATAACGACGTTGTGGAGTTTAGAGTCGCATGAGTTTTGAGGTTTGGCAGTACCCAGAGCCACATCACGCCTACGTTTTGGGCGTAGACACGGCTGAGGGTCTTGGTCACGGCGACTACAGCGTGATTCAGGTGCTAGATGTAGGCACTGGTGAGCAGTGCGCTATTTGGCACGGCCACATTGCTCCCGATTTGCTTGCTGAAGAGGTGTATGCGGTCGGGTTGTGGTACCGAGACGCTTTGTGCTGCGTAGAGTCTAACAACCACGGCCTAACAACGATTACTGAGTTGCGACATCTGGGGTACCCCAAGTTGTACCGCCGTCGCCAGCTCAACAGCGTGACAAATACAGTGGGGCAAGAGTTTGGTTGGAAGACTACAAGAACGTCAAAGCCGTTGATGATTGACGAGTTGTCGTCTGCGTTGCGAAACTTTGAGCTAACGATCTATGACCGTCACACGTTGGCTGAGTTGCGGACGTTTGTCCGCAACGAACGAGGCGGCATGTCGGGATCTCCTTACGATGACCGTGTTATGGCGTTAGCGCTCGCTAATCAAATGCGTAAGTA